AATGAAATCGTTTCAGCAGATTCTCAATAACCCTCTCAGCCTGATATATGACGTTTTCAAGGAAAAGAATATCCTTAATCCTGATGTCAGTATGGCCTTTATGGAAAACCTCGACAGGAATGTCGCTCCTATCATCGCAAGAAGAGTGGCTGCCGGTCAGTATTCGAGTATCGATGAGATACGGCAGGAAATTGAAAGTCAGATAGAAACCCTTCCCGCATATGATGTGAGCGGAATTGATTATGACCGTCAGACAGGAAGTGAGATGCCGTCATTCCCTGCGGGTGCTTTACCTGCTTTCAGAGCGAAGCCCCAGACACCGAAATTCGATGTGGCTGGCTTCACCCCTGAATTACAGGAAATAGCGATGGAAAACCCTGAGCTTGCAGGTTTCGTACAACAACAGATGATGGTGCCAGGATTTGAAAAAGAGTGGCAGCAGGCCGCACAACGACAACTGAGACACGACAGGGAAGCAGACCAACAGTTACAGGATGACAGGCGAGAATCTTTTGAAGCAGCAGAAGAACGGGCCGTTTTTGATAGAGGAGACAAATCCGCAGCGGTAGAAACTGCACAGGCATTCCTCGCACAGGTTCAGGCGTCTGATACTGCAACAGAGGCAGATATCACTGCCGCAGAGTCACAGTTGCGTGAAGCGGAAACTGCTATGCAGTCAGCCGCATCCAACGTGGAACGGGCACAGGCCGCCCGTGCTAGAGCGGAGGAACAATACGGACGGGAAACGGGTGAGACTGTCACAGGGGCTCAACCTTTTACGTTTGATCAGTCCCAGACACAGCAATTTGTAACTCCCGCAGGACAACGTGGAGAAGGTACGGTTTTCAATATTTACAGTCCCGCTCAACAGCAAACTCTTGCGGGTATGGCCCAGATGATGACCACACCTGGCATGACGCAACAACAGTTCTTTGAATCTAAATTACCAGGATTCCAACAGAGATTTGAAGCAAGTCCGTTCTTTACACAGCAACAGCAACGGCTGGAACAGGAAAAAGTCACACAACAACGCAGAACTGAAGCCGAACAAGAAGCGGAAGAAAGGGCAGCGGAAAGCAAACGTAGAAGCAGGCTCAGGGGCAGTAACGCTCTGGCAGTATTTGGCAGGAGGCAGTAATGACTACAGAAAGCGAACCATCGTTGCCAGGATTTGACGAAAGTTACATGCAAATGAATCCTGATATAAAAAAAGTTCCTTCAGACATGACTGAAAGAGTTTTTAGGCCCCGTGCCGGTGAACTCGGATATGTCTACAATCTTGGGGGATTTGAAGAACTGGGAGCACCAGGAACGACGCTCGGGCCTAATCTACCATCTTTACCAGAAGATTTCTTCAAGCAATTTCCCATTGATCCGACTACTACTATGACAACAACGCCACAGACAGTTGACCCAAAAGACTGGGAGAAATTACGTCCTATTACTCAACCTTGGAGTTATTTTACTTTGGATAGCCTTGGAAAGGAGATGAGTAAACTTCACGAAACTCAACAAACGGCTAGCGGGTATATGGCACGGTTTATGGAATCTTCACCCTCTCCTTTTGTTTCTGGTTTAGGCAATTCTCTTTTTAATTCGGGTGACGTAAGTGAACTCACACAGAAGTATAAAGATGAAGGGATTGGTGACCGTGAGGCCACAAGACGGGCATGGGATGAAACAGACATGTTCAGTATGAATGTTCACCTTGCGTGGTCATTCGACTGGAACGAATATAAATGGACAAGGACAGAAGTGCCCCTTTTCGGTGACGCTACCTTTGGGGCCGTCGACCTCGGAACTAAGGGTTTCATGGAAGAAGTTGTCTTTGACCCGTTGAATGCTTATGGGTTAGGAAAAATACTTAAATGGGGAGGAGACGGAATTCTTAGAGGCGGGGGGATGATACATAACGGCCTGTTCTCACCTACAACAATTGTCCCCACAACAGGTTCCGTTCCTGACCATCTTGTAGGGAAGAAACTCTTTATGGAAGGTGGTTCACAGGAACTGGACAATGTTGTTTTGTATCCCGCACCCAAAAATAATCCTACGGGAATCCCAACCGTAAAACTGGGATTGACCCGCTCGGAACAACTCTGGAATTGGATAGGAAAATATACTCCTCTTCCAATTCACGTAGTAGACGGGCAGGCAAAACAATTAATTAATGCAAGAGATGCCAGTCGTATTAAGGGAAGTACCGTCGCCACATCAATGTCGTCGGAATTTGATTTCAGGGCAAAGCAAATCTTCACTTTTAACAAGGACGGGACGTTACAGGGATTCGTCAATATAGATTCCCGATTGCCGGGAAATCCAACTATTGCTGACGTAGCAGCCCGATTGCCCAGATACTGGGACCATCTTTCACCAGATCAACAGGATTTCATGAAGAACCTGAGAGAAAGACTCGATCCGTGGGAACAGTATCAAAAAGAACTGGGTATAGAAATACCTAAGAGGAACGATATAGTCACGAGTGAATTGAAACCTCACACAAACGGGTTTTATGTACCTCGCGGAAACACACTCAAGGAAGGTAGTGATCTGCCGCTGATAAGGAAAACAAGAGTCGGTAGTAAAAAGAGCTATGAAAAGGCAGCGGTATTTGAGTCTCAGGCAGAAGGTATTAATAACGGGTACGAATATGCTCCGTTTAAAGAATCAATGCACGGGTATTTACTTGGTTCCACTGAGCGAAGTGCGAACCAGTGGTTTGCAAATGTTGCAACATCTCTTACCGACGAATTTGGGAATCCGCTTGCTTCGACTTATGCTATGAGGCTTGCAGAAAGCAAAGTAGTGACACAGGTAAGATCGGCAACCAACTCTCTTCGCTCAAAAAAACTAACACAGATCAGGAACAACACGAGGGAAATTGAGAATAGAAAAATATCTGATCGGGCATTGAAAGATGCTGAAAAACAACTCGATGCCGAAAATGCCGCGATACAGAAAGTGAAGGACAAATCGGTAGATAGAATAGCCCCAGTGTTGGATCGTGTTACCGCGGCCGAGAAAAAAGTACAGGAACTCGGAGGGTATGTCAGGGAGGATTTAGTCGAGGTACGCAAACGTATCAACCTCAACGTGAACGATGCGAGAAAACTGGCAAGAGAAATAACAAACAACCTGAACTTCTTAAAGGGTGCGAAGAAAAAATTCAGAAAAGTAGACTTGCAGATTGAAAAGTCCGTAAAAGAACTAAACAAACTTATAAACGATGCAGAAAATCTTGCAAGGACTATAGATGAAGATGTGGTGGGAATGATGCCCACACAGAAGATCGGTAAGAGATACGAGTTTTTAATGAGAAACATCAGGAAACTCGAAGATAAAATCGATGCCATGCAGACCACCAAGGAAGGCCTTGAAGACTACATCGACACAAGAACCGTCGCGGGGGATTTTTTCAAGACAGCAGATGCGACAACTATGCAGAACCTACGGGAAGGCAGACAAAAAGTAAATGCCGCTGCAAGAGAAGAGCGTATGTTCCACAGGGCAGACACAGAGCTTAAAGCTCTTAGAAGAGAGGTCAACAGGACGTCAAAGCTAGTTGAAGCAGATGAAAAAAGACAGATCAACATCATCCAGAAAAGTGTCAGTGATGCTACTAATAAAGCGGTGACATATGATGACAAAACGACAAAAGCATTACTTCGGATACAGAATACAGAGGCTGAAATTAAACAGCTTGAAGATTTAATAAATGGCCTGAAAGGGGAATATACCGACGCCAAACGGAAGGCAATGACCCCACCCGAAGGCTATAAAGAAGTAAGACATTTTTCACCTTTACAGGGCCATGCGTTTCCTGAAGAGTTCGCAGAAACCCTCGGACGTTATTTCGAAAAAGAAATACCCACAACAGGTAAAGATAAATGGCTTCCAGAGTTAGTTAGGGCTCACAACCAGTATTACCAGGCTATCAGGGCAAGCGGTGACGACAGTGCTATTGGTATTCACGGACTTCTGGGAGCATTTACGAATCCCAAGGCTACAGCCAAGACTTTCTATCAGCACTGGCAGGCGTGGTATAAAAACGGAGACGTTTTACTGGGAAAGTTTGTTGTTGATTTTAACGATAACGCCCTGAGAAAAGGGAGGCTGACATCGGAAGACTGGGGTCGGGAGCAACTTCATCTGGGCGGGGAACAAACTGAATTCAGGATACAGGGAGGTAGTGGAAAAATTCAAAACCTTCCCTTCATCAAGCAGGCTAACAGGGCATTCGGTTTTTACGGTGACAAGTTAAGACTTGAGTGGGCAGACGACCTGTTACAGGAACAACTCAGAAGCGGTAAAACCATCGAGGAGCTCAGGGCGAGTGGAAAATTAAAGGAAATTGCAGAAGGTGTGAACAGGGCAACCGGATGGTCCAATCAGCCTTTTGGTGGAAGCATGGGAGAACTTTTGACATTCGCCCCCAGATTTTTGGGAGCAAGACTGGCGAATACAGGAAAGGCTCTTTTTGCCACGGCTACCGATCCCATTGGGAGCGTAGAAGCACTTCCTTTAGTTGGCAGGGCCACGCGACAAGCGCTTGAAGGCAAAGGTGTAAGAGATATACCTCTGGATCAGAGAATAGCAAGAAAATCTATGCTCCGGTTAATTGGCGGTGCCGCGACATTAACCTACATGGTTAACTCTGCACAGGGAAAAGAAACAGACCCAAGGTTGCTCATACAGGATAAGGACGGAAACTGGACATATAACCCTAACTTCATGAAGGTTTCCTTTATGGGAACGGATTACTCCTTTTATGGTACCTATGATTCACTGGCAAGAATGTTGGTCATGATAGGCACTGGAAATCCGATTGACGGGGTACGGGGACTTGCCTCGGGTACTATTCAGCAAATGGGAAACCTTCTCTTTGAAGCTGATGCTGTCGGCAGAAAAACAGCAGCAGACTGGATGCCTGGAGACAATGAAAGTCTTGCCAAAATCGGCTACTTGATGCAGCAGTACGTTCCTTTTTCCTTTGAGGATATTCCAGAACTGGCGATTGGTGCGGCAGTCGGGGGTCCAGAGGAAAAGATAGGTGCTGGAGTCAGGGGTGGAGCAGAATTTATTGGATTGAAAAATTCTCCTTATTCGTACCGAGACTGGATACGGGAAATTTTTAATGAGAAAAAAACAGCAGGTGAAAAAAGTCCTTCTTCTTTCGGGGATGATCTCGGATGGGACCTAGATAACCCTTCGAGGGGAGAACTCAGGGCCGTGGCCAACGACCCGAGGGTTAAGAACTATGTTGAAAGCCTCGATATACTTCAGCAGGGTGAATCACTGGCGTTTGATAATCTCGAAAAAAGTCTTTTACATAGCGAGACCGATCTTGTAAACGTCATAAACAGTGGCGCTGACAATATAAGAATTGGAAAAGTAATCGATGAGGTGAAAAAGGTACGCAGGTCGATATACGACGCTTTCATGAACAATGAGAATAACGCGGAATACGTGGAACACTGGGAAGACCCTGATATTAAACACCAGTCAGACCTGCTGGGCCACGAATACTGGAGTGGTGGCGACTATGAAGAGGACCCGCGTACAGGCTTTATCGATTTTGAGAAAGAAGACCTGAGAAAAAAACAGGTTCTCCAGAAAGCCTTTGATATCGGGGGTGCAGACCTCGTCCGCTACATTACTGATCCTTCCACGGCTAATGCGGACAATTACAGGTCACAGGTGTTTTCCGACCCGAGAGCTTCACAGGCTTTGATTGAATACGATAGTGACCATCAACAATTTATGCGGCAATACTATCAATTACCTATGGAATTGATAGATAGTTGGAATATTAATAAACCAGAAGGATTTATTACAGAACCTGATATTCCAGAAATGTACAGAACCTATTTAAGACTTTCACCTGAAGAAAGAAAGGCAGTAGACAGGCAAGCATCTTATAAGCTCACAGAGGAAAACAGAAAAAAACTTTCAAAAAAAGAGATAGAAAACATAGAAACTGCCAAGTATCTTGATGCTGCTTTTAAACAGATCGATAGGGAAAAGGAAGGATGGAGAAAAGCTATTACTGATCCTCAAGGCAATGTTGTTAATAACTGGATCGTCGATGCAAAAATGTGGAAATGGGGAGATACTGAACCTCTCAATCCCGTGACTAAAAGCATTTACAATTACCTTGAAAAGCAATCCAAGGAGAGAGGCAATCTTGGAAACTTCAGATATTCAGATATAGAACCCCTGATACAGGGAATCATAAATTACCTGGAGATGAATCCTAATGTGAGACCTGATGAAGGAGCAGTTCAATACTTGAATACTCTTAAACAACCCGCAGGAGTCCGCTGATGGTTACGAAAACACGGCAGGGGGTTCGATGTCCCCATTGCCACAAGAAAATAGGTGACATACTCGTCGGTACACTACATCTTGTGTGTCCGAGGTGTAAAAAACAGCTTATGCTGAGGTCGGATGGGAGAGATATTGACAGAAAGGGTGTAGATTTCTAGACTTATTACAAATTTACATAAACCTATACAGTGCGCCATGCCGCCAGGACTAGTTCCTAGGCGGCTTTTTTAGTTTTAAGAGGTAAGTAAATGACAATGGAAAATGGATCGGCGGGCTTTGAAAATACCCCGTCACCAGAAGTGGCAACCAACGGGACTGGCCAACTTGCACCCGAGCCAAGTGCAGCTACAGGTTTCGAGTCTGTATCTCCACAGGAAACGGCACAGCAACAGCCCAGTATCGAGATGCTGCAAGCGCAGGTAGCTGAACTACAGGGACAGGCCGAAAAAAGGGAGAACGATTACCGCTCTCTCGAAGGCAGGCTCAAGAGTTCTTCCAAGGAGACAACTCAGTTCGACGAACTCTCCGAGGGGCTAGCCGTGTTATCAGACACGATGAATGCGTTCATCAGACATCAGGGGACTCAGGATGAAGAGACGTTCAGAGAAGACCTGCAAAAGGTAGAGGCTAACGCCCAGAACCGCAGGATGAACTCCACTTTTCAAAGGACTTCCCAGTTGATGATTGATGAGATCAGCCAGACGGTAAGGGAGGCGGGACTTGATTTGCAGAGTGCACCGGAGCTCGAAGAATTTCGTAATCTCTGGGGACCTGCATTTGAAGGTCAGGACATAGCCGGCCTCTATCAGGCTCAGGCAACCTTTAACAGGGTTATGCGTGAGGTTGAGAGGATGCGGCGTGAGGAAGCGGAGAAAGCCGCCGAGGATAAATTGCAGAAAGCACTCGAGGATCACGGGGTTAACACGCTGGACTTGGATTCAACGACAGCGGCCCCCTCTCCTATGGGCAGCAGTAATTTACTTTCAAGGCTTGGAAATTCCGAAATGGCTGTGACCAGAGATGAAATATCACAGGCGGCCGATGCCCTCAGAAGACAGGGAGTCCGCTTTTAGTCCATATAAGGAGTTTTAGATATGGCAGTTGGTAATACGATTACTGATTCGCTTGCTGATTCTATTCCTACGATGATCGCTTCTGCGAGAATCGTAAGAGAATTCGCAGGTGTTATGCCTAACCTCGTAGACAGACAAAGGTTAGATGCCAATACCGGAACGGTCTGGAATGAAGTTTCAATGGCCAAGCTGAATGCTCAGGCCGTTACAGAAAGCACAGTATTAGACAATCCGCAACAGATGTCTGATACCTTGCTCTCAATTACCCCGACAGTTATCGGTGTACATACTGTCATTACTGACAGGGTTGCCCTGAGAATCAGTGCTAATGCTTATGCTCAGACTGGTTCACTTGCACAGAACGCAATTGAGCGAAAGAAAGACCAGGACGGATTGACCACTTTAGACGGTGCGTCGGTTGAGCTCGGTAATTCTTCTGCTGCTCTTGATACTAGCGATATCGCATCTGCTGCTTACAGGATTACGTCGAACACGACTGAACCTGCTCCTGCATCAGCCCCGATAAACGCTGTATTCCACGGATTTCAGCTTGCTGACATTGATACACAGTTAACCACACCTGGTATTACCGCTATAGGTTCTCTGGAAACTCAGGCCGGTGCTCCTCTAACGAGTGGTATCGCAGCCGAAGCCTTCCAGAATAGGTACAGGGGCAATATCGGAGGCGCAAGGATATTTGAAGATGGGAATCTGACTATATCCAGCAACGCCGCAAAAGGTGGTGTGTTCAGCCAGATGGGAATCATCCTTGTAGAGGGCCGGTCTCCATATGTTGAGACCAAGAGATTGCCAGAGCTCGGTGGTGGAGCAACCGCTCTGTATCATTTCGACGAATTTTCGTATGGCGAAAGAAGCGCAGGCTCGTGGTTGTGTGAAGTACACACGGATGCAACTGCACCTGCCGGATAAATATGAATGCTCGGCGTGAGGCATGGACCGCCAGACACGGTCCCATACCAAAGGGCTGGATCGTTCATAACATGAATGGCGATATGGAGGATAACAGGCTGGAAAATCTGGCCTGTATTCCTCGCAAGACAGGAAATATAAGTAAAGTAGTCGCTCCCTACAGGGAACGTATAAAAAAGTTGGAACTACAGTTTCGACGGGAGAATAACTAGAGATGGCACAAAGTGGGTACGGACGAATTGAAATTTTTGAGGACTTCCTTGGAGGCGAGGACATAGTCGCTGAAACAGCAGCAACGAGAAGTTTCGGAGGTTCTGGTCTTAGAGTTGTCGGGCAGGGAATTGCAGAAACTGACTCAGGGGTTACTGTAGGTGAGACCGATGCAAATAATGGTGTCGGTATTCTCACAACAACAGACGAAGCAGACCATGCCTGCGGACTTGTGACTCCGCAAGCATTTGTAGTTGGGAAAATGGCTCCGATAAATATTGAGTGCAGAGTTCAGTTTCCAGACCTTGATACCAAGGAATTTTACTTTGGGTTAACTGATGAAAACGTGGATGCCGAAAACCTGCAATCTTCCACTATTCATGCGGAAACAGTCACGGTCACTTTAACCGCAGCGAACCTCTGCGGTTTTCTACTGTCTTCTGAATTAACAGACGATGAAGACTGGCACATGGTTTATAACGGTGGAACAACTACCGGTCAAACTGATTCAAGAGAAATAGATGCTGACGTAGACTCAGTCGCTGGTGAATATGATGTTTTGAGATTGGAAGTAGCGCCTAATGGTACTGCTCGTTGGTTTATCAATGGTGCCTTGAAACAAACGGTAGAAAACGCTGTTTCCACTACTGCTGAACTTGCTGTAATTGCAATGATTGAAGCTAAAGGTAATTCTATCGAATACGCGTGGCTTGACTACATAGCGATTGACGCAAACAGGGACTGGACTGAATAGGAACTATCAGTGGTAACGGTTGAACTAGAAACAACCGACATATGGAGTCACGAGCCTTGCTGGTATCTAGCTGAATTTAACCGGCAGGCTCCTGACTTCCAGAGTGTCAGGCGAATACAGGTCATAACGGTGATCCGTAATGATCAGAAGGTAAAGCTGACACGCGATCTAGGAAACTCCCTGTTATTCGGGGATGAGTTCCAGTTGATATGCGGAGTACCTGACGGAAAGGGTGGAGGAGAGGCTTTATACACGGTAGAAGAGGCTCTTGAAATGGCAAGGCAGATGAACCTGTCACCGCCCTCAAAGCCTGAAGTTGAACCAAAAGATTGGAACAAAATCTTCTGGGACAACGTGGAAGAGAAAGAAAAATGGAAACGTGGTGCGAGTGTATTCGGACCACAATTTGTTAAACAGAGGAACGCATGACAACAAATAACGAACCCGCAATTGAAGAGATGATGAGAGATGCTGAGATAGCAGAAGAACCAGGAGAGTTAAAACCTGGTGTCGCAATAGGCCAGAGTGACGGCATGACAATGACAACGTCAGAGTTGCAGTCCGCTGGCTATGTTTACGTGTACAACACAAGAACAGGCAATCGTTCTGTAATCAACCGGAACATGCTTCAACAACAACTGGAAAAGCGCCATGAAGATGGCTCCTTTGCTTTCTCAACGAGAAAACCTGAAGGAATAGAACCTGTTGTAGGAACTCTCAATTGCTTTCTTCATGCCAGTGATCCCAGCAGGGAAAAATATAACAGAATGGGACTTGTTACATGCACAAAGGAAGGGTTCTTTAACGAGATGGACAGGGAGCGACATTTACGCTTTCGGCATCCAAGGGCATACGCAACTCTTGAAGATGAGAGAACAAGATCAGAGCGTGAAACTGAAAGGCTTGAGCGGATAGCCCTCACAGAAACAATCAGGAATATGACACAGACAGATAAGAAAGGTGGTAAAAATGCCTAGCTTTAGTTTTTCACCAATCGCTAACAGTCTTGTCACACAGGCCGTGACAGATACAGCCGGTGGCATAGGGTCTGGCAATATACCTTCTGGAGCTCGGTATGCGGAAGGATATGTAAGGACAGCAAGTATAGTTGAAACTCGGGACTCCACTACGCCCACTGCAACCAAGGGAACCGAATGGGATGAAGGAGACATTGTTCTTTTGAGGTCCCGATATGAAATCGTGAATTTCAGTGCTATTGAAAAGACATCTACGGATGCGGCTATAGACTGGCAGTTCTACAATCGGGCGCCTAATTAAAGATGCCATCAGGAACATTTCTCCCACCAGGAATAACAACCTCTAACGTCAAGATATCCACGGGCGGTAGTGATAACCAGGTATTAACTGCCGTGGATGGGGAAACCGCTCAGGGCGAGGCTAACCTCACGTTTGACGGAAGCACCCTTACTGTTATTGGAGCGGTAAATGTAGGCGTTGATGACGCTGGGCATGATGTTACATTTTTTGGGAACACGGCCAGTTCTTACATGCTCTGGGACACTAGCAGAGATGACCTTCTTGTCATTGGTGGCAATGTAGGAATAGGAGAAGCATCACCTGCTAATTTACTGCACGTTAAGATTAGTGATGTAGGTGTCGACCCACACGCTTCAGCACAGATAGTCTTAGAAAGAGATGGTACAAACTATCTACAATTTTTAACTGGTAATGATGGAACATCGGGGTTGTTGTTTGGGGATGAGGATGACATTGATGTTGCCAAGATTTATTACGACCACAATCTTGCCACTCCTGCCATGTATTTTGTGACAGAAACTAAGGTTGGCATGACATTGTCAGGGGGTGCAAGTCCTGTACTAAAACTTTTTGGAATTGATGATACTGGTGCTGACGCAGGAATTGTGTTTGACGGTGAAGCACAAGACTACTATATCGCTCTTGATGATGGGTATGATGATTTAGTCATAGGACTAGGGAATACGACTCCTACTACCCCTATCATGTCATTCACCAATGCTCTTGGTGACACGGCAAGCAATAACGGTTCTATCAATATAGGTGCATTAGGACCACTTACTGGCATAGATACGTTTGTAAAGGTCAGACGTAATGTAGCTCATACCCTGACGGCAGGGGATTACTACTACGATTTCCTTATAGCACCGAATGCTGCTGTTACTACTGTGGCATCTGGAACTGCAAACCCATTGATAGCAACTATGGTTCTGTCTGAACCTCATATTACCAATGGTGGTGTACAGCCAACGGTGGGAGCAACGCTAAAGATTAACAATGCTCCAACTGAAGCTGTATCTAACTACGCCCTCTGGGTAGATGATGGAGCGACTAGACTTGATGGGACTATAGAAACTGGTAGTTGGATAGCAGGTAATACCACTAATGGTTACATCAGGTTCTATGGTGACTCTGGTTCCAGTGTTCTATCCCAGTTTACTGATACTGGGCAGTTCATGATTAATGAAACCCTCAATGGT